GCGCGGCCTTGCGCTGGGACTCCAGCCAATACTCAACGCTATTGGCCATCTCGCTGATGAGTGCGATCATGCGCTTCTGGTAACGCATCCGAGTGCCTGCGTTTGGCCAGACGGCGCGGACAACTTTAGGCTTCATGCCGTTCCTCTGGCCAGATTCGACCCAAGCTCCTCTTCACTCGGCGGGGCAATCTCTTTCTCAACGTCGATCCCTTGGTATCCGCTCTCTGGGTCACGCGCAAGCCGCTCGCGCTCTTCCTGCGCGTCGATAACGCCTCTGTCAATCAGGTTTCCAGCCCGAATGCTGTCGTTGACGCGGATCGTCGATTCCTGCTCCTCTGTCATCTCATACAGTGGGTTGAAATCGACTGTGATTTCGGGGTCAATCTCGCCATACAACGAAAGCTGCACGAGCTTCAGCATGGTTTCGACGGGAACGCGATAGTGCGCTTCCTGTTGCGCGTGAATCCAGTCGTACCAAATGCGAATCTCTCCCTCCGCCACATTCCCAAATCCAGAAGGCGAAATTCCCGTCATCACTATGGCAGGCTCACGGCTCACAGCGCAGAGCAGTTCCAAGGCTTGAGACTGAAGCTCGTGTAAGCCGCCAAGCGGAACGGCGATCTGCTCCAACTCTTCGCGGTCTTTGTCCAGCGCCATGACTCCTTTGTTGCTGCGTGTAGCTGTAAAGAGCTTGATGCGAGCAAATAGGTTTGACCCATCATCTCCACCAGTGAGTACCTGATCCATTGCTGTCTTGAGAACGACGATGGAGAAGTTGTTGATGAGGTCTGACACGCTCTGCCGGGTACGCAGCCAATTGTTGACGTACGGTTCCGCAAGTTGCGATAGGCTTAGACCGCTAAAGTTGAATCCCGGCTTGAAAATGTCCGGCACTTCGCGGGTAATGATGACGACGAGCCGCGTGGCGTCCCAATGCTCCCCCATTACCCACCAGCTTGACGGCTTGTAGAAGTCCGAACGCGAGGGGACGAGAGAGTTGTACATCAGCGGAGTCGTCCAGATCGGATCGACATTTTTGAAGCTCTCAAGGCTTCCCTTTTTGATCGTTCGGGAATCAACCACAAGCGGCGTTTTTACATCCGCACCTTTGATGTTGATGAGGATTTGGCCGGTACCGTAAAACGCATCCTGTTCGGCGGCTTTTCGGATTACCCCCTGAACATTTAGCCGCGTGAACTCCTGCTCAATCTCGGTGATCTTCTTCTTGGTGTTTTCGCCCGCCGTTTCGCTGCTGTTGAGCTTGATCCATTTGCGCGTCAACTCAGTCGCCAGCGCAGAGGCCATGTTGCGGTATTCAGCGCGCAACGCCAAGAGCATGAGGTACGGATAGCCTGGGAAACCCTCGATGTTGCTGTAGGCGTATAGTTGCGACCCGAACTCACCCGGCCCTGCGTCCTGTGCCATCTTTGCGCACTCATACGCTGCCTCATCTTCCGCTACCTGCGCCGTCTTCCCTTCAGGCACGACGCCGCGTGGAATTGTTGGTGGCTTGATCGGGTAATGCGGTCGGGGTGAATCCTCAAGTACGCGCCGAAGTGCTGCCCGTATTCCATCGGAAGTAGGAGGTGTTTTTGCGGCGGAAGAACGGGCTTTTGCCATTAGAGGTTGACCCCAAAACGATTATGCACCAATTCTCGCATCTCTTCACGAAGAAAATATCCATCAGCGTAAAAGTCGCCCAGCCGAGTCCAGCCATTGCGGTAATCGAATTGCTCTGCTCCCGTCCAGTCTGGGAACGAGCCGCGAAGCCGGTCTAGGTGTTCCAAGTCGATCTTTTGGTACATGACCGGCGTTGGTTCCGCGATCATCTCCTCTTCCGTGCGCCGTGGTCTCATTGCCGTCCCATCGCCATGTTGAGTGCTGCTTGGCTGATTAGGAGCGATGACGTTACAGGAGGAGCAAAGGCCATCACAAACGCATCGGCGAGGTTCGGAGAAGGAACAGCCCCCCCTATCCGCGTAGGCTTCGCCAGATCATCCTTGCTCTCCACTTTGACCCGTCCATTCCGGTCAAAGTCTCGCTTTGGCGTAGATAGTTCAGTTTTCAACTTCTCAAGATGTGGCATATCACTGGAAATGCTGATTAGATCGTCGTCTCGGTACTTCTCTCCGTGATGGATTGCGTTATGTGTGTTGCGAAAGCGGTCTGCGATTCCCCACCATGCCTGGGCCTTTAGATTGCAGAAATAGTCTTTATTCTTGATCTGGTTCTGACGGTCAGCAACGTAGTATTCTTCGGGTCGCTCAACCGCAGCGCCAGCGTTGAACTTTGCATACCGGACGCGTAGATGTTTGTCTCGTACTTGGTTGAGTTCATCAAACTTCGCTCCAGCCGATGCCCCAACGCCGATGGAGTCGTACCGAATCTCCGCCTTGCGCTCTACCGCCGCCGCGTATGTGCGCATACACGACTTGAGTAGTTCATCCTCGCGTGCCTTCCATTCATCAGACCACAAAGCCACGCTGCCATGTGCATAGACGTTCGCGCAAGCATCTTCACCATCATCAGCCACGTCAAAGCCGACGGTGTGCTTTCCTGTTGCCTCAAAACCAAGTTTCAGATGCGCATCAATCGACGCCTCAATCCAACTGCGTTTTATGACAGCCCTCTCTGTGTCTTCTCGCGGCTCGCCTAGGTAGATGTGCCGGTAATCTTCCTCCGACTCCTTTCGAGTGCGCTCGATAACCTCAAGCATTGTGCGTGACAAGAACGGGTTTTCGTCGTAGTTAATCTTGCGTAGAATGTAGTGTGCAGGCGGGTTGACAACAAATCTCTGGTATGCGAAGTCAGAAGCAAAGATCGGATTGAAAATAAGCCATATCTGCGATCCCTCTTTACGGATCGTCGGCTCCAAAACTTCCCATTGCTCTTTAGTGAGGAAGTGAGCCTCTTCAATCCAAAGAACATCAACATCCTCAAGCGATTTGATTTCTTGGAGATTACGCGCCAATCCATAGAAAATAAACTCACTGGCTGTTATTTTATGCACGATGGAACGATCAGTAATATCAAACTCTTGCGATAGCCCAAACCGTTCAATTTGCAGCTTGAGAACCGTGTATACCGATTCCGCTATCTTGTTCTGGAATTGACGGGCACAGCAGAAACGAACCTTGAGGGTTGATGCAAGGAATATTGCGAACCCGGCTGCATCCCATGACTTTGAGCTTGATCGCCCCCCGTAAAGAACACGTCCTCTAGAGGGAGTAGTCCAGAAATTACGCAACACTGGATTAAGCGTCGGAATCTGGATCGCGCAGGTAGCCATCATTCTTTCTCAGAGATGTCTTCCTTGGACTTTGGTAAAGAGGAATAAAAATCATTCAACGTGCGCACATGGATAGGCCCGCCGTCCGGCCCGCTGATCTCACTTTTCTCAGTAAACAGCTTGAAATACCGCCCCAGCCGTTCCAGGTTCTGCCCTTTGTCGGCCAGCTTGATCTTCTTGCACAGCCCATAAGCGTGTTTGTCGTCACCAGTTCCCTCAAACAATTCAGTGACCTCAAGCCCAGCGACAGCCATGCGCGTTAGATCGTCAATCTCCCTGATCTGTTTCATGCTGCCATCGGATTCAAGCAATGCGCCCGGATCGTAGAACGCCAGTTTTGCCAGTTCCTGCAATACGCGGTCTGCGCTGATTTCGAGCCGACCGAGCCGTTTCCCTGTCTTATCAGCTATTTGTGATGCTATGTCAACATTCGTCAACAGGCGTTGCCCCTGCGAACGCGCCGTCTTCTCGCTGTATCCCGCACGAATAGCGGCCTTTGTCGCGTTGAGGTCAATCAAATACTCAGCGACGAATCGAGCTTTCCGGTTTGGGAGTTTGTTGCCCATTGCTGAATTGTACTCTAAGCGCAAGTCCAGGTCTGGACTTGTGGAAAACTTATCGGCGACCGTTGCGCTGACCGTATCGGTGAGTGAGCGGTCACCGTGTAACGTTTCAATGTCGTTACTTGTAACGGTCGCTATCTGTTACAACCAACTAACTCAATAGTAGTCAATACCTTACCAATCAAAAGTATCTCTTCATTGGGGTACTTTTCTGTTCTGTATCTGCTTCTGTATCTGGTGGGTTACATGCACCGTTACTGTAACGTTTCATCGGCGTTACATTCGCCCGGTGTTTCTTCACTCTCGCCCCTACGTCATCCGAGACAAACTGCCGCTTATCCCACTTGGCGACGTTCCAATCTGAGTCAATGATCCCCAGCCCCATAAACAGAGACTTGGTTTCTTGAACGTCTGAGGGGGGTACGCGCCACTGGAAGGAGATTATCTGGTCGGTTAGATGTTCGAGCTTGCAGCGAGAGCATAGCAGAGCCACATAGCGGTATCGCATATACTCTGGGAGCATCTGGATTTTTGGGTTGTCTAGTAAATCCGAATAAAGCCTAAACCAAGGCAGTGCCATCATTCCCCCCTCAAGTAAGGCGGTAGGCGGGAGCTTGAGGT